ATTCTTTGACTTGCGTAAAAAGGGAATCAATATTAATTTCTCCAACAAGGGACTTAAACTCATCCTCTTTTTCTTTTTTGGCTTTGCCTATAAGTGAGAAAAATTCTTTGAGTTCTGTGTTCATTTTCTATCATTTTCGTTTTGCTTCAATAGTTTAGCTAATTCTGCAGTGGATCCAACAAACAAAGCGTTAGTAACATTTGTTGGTCCTTTTGCATTATCATCAGTAACTTCTTTTACTTTTTTTTGCAAATCCATTAACTTATCAGTAGCATCGGCAACATTTTTTATTAACTGTCCTGCCACTTCATAAGCTCTTGGCATTTCACTCTCTTGCGCTAATTCCAAAATACCATTAATTGCTTCCTGTCCTTTTTCTATCAAACTATACAAGTTTCCTCTTGTATAATCATAATCTTTTTTAATATCATCAACAAAATTTGAAGATGATACCTCAATATCTGCACTTTCTTTTTCAGTAGAAATAATGCTACTCTCTACATTAAAAGTGTTGTCTAAATTTTCGTAGTTTTTTGACATTTTCATAATTATGTTACATTTCCACTAAATCCAAAATCGTCACCGACCGGAATTAAGAGATTGTCTGCCGATGTGATTGATTTAACTGGAGCACCTGTTAAATGAGTTGAAATTTTTGTGCCATCTTTTCCACGCTCAACAGTAATGTCATTTCCACTGATGGATTTTACTAAAAGTTCTTCATCATCAATATCTAAATACACTCCCACAGTAATTCCACTACTACTATTAACATTAATTATAGTATCTGTAATAGAAATATCTTTTGCAAGATTTGTTAGTACAGTTCCTGTGTAGTTTTGAATCGCTCTAGGTGTAGAAACATATGCAAGTTCTCTGGTCGTATTAGTGGTATCAGTTCCAGCAAGATAACTGATTTTTGCAGTTCTAATGATATCCGAAGTAGCAGTTGATACTGGACCAAATAGATATGTTTTTGCAGAAAATCTTAAAGTATAGAGTAAAACTCTTCTTGTTGAAAAATTACCCTCATAGTCGTCTTGCATTGTAATATTTTCAAGCACAATCGGAATATCTCTTTTTTCGTTTATACCAGATTCTACAAGAGTAACTGTTAAATTATAAGCTGGTTGAAAATAAGGGAGTATCTGCTCAACAATTTGTAGTGCATCATCATTTAATTTTGACATGATACTTAATTCAAACTGCATATTATACGGCACAGGCATATATGCTTTTTTTGTTACAGTATTAGTTACTTTATCAGCAACGGTAAACTGTTGAGTTGTAGTAACCTTTCTTGATGAATCATACGTAATTCCAGTGAACTCAAACGACATTCTAGGCAAAGTAATTTGAGTTGATTTACTAAGATCTGGAGATTGTTCTAGTCTCGCTAAAAACTTTTGCGTTGGACCATATGCAAGGGGGACTTTAATAATATCTGTGACTACATCAGAGGAGTTTATATGCTTAATTGAAATGTCATTGAATAAAGTTCCAAACGCAATCACCGTTTTTCGTAAAATTTGGTGATAAAAATACTCAAACATTTTTTTGCCCTTGCAAATAATAGATTAATAAGAATTATTTAGGTTAAGGTTGTCCAAATGGATTTCTTTCGCTAAAGTCAATAATAGAATCAGCGTTTGATTCAATCTGATCATTATCAGCATATCCATCACTCTGAACGCTAGTGTCAGCAGATAATAATGGATGAGAAGCACCAGATGTAGATCCAACAATATTTTCACTAACTTTGAAAGACCCATTCACTTTATAAACATCTAAAATATTTGTTCCTGAGTTCCAATTTCTGACTCTTGCAGTAGCACCACTTATTGATCCTGTTACAACTTCATTAATCTGGAAATCACCAGTAGCAGTTGAAGATGGTGCTGAGATAGTTACTGTTGGTGCAAGAGTATAACCTGCACCTGCATTAGAGAGATGAACTGCTGTTATTGTCCCCGTTGCACTTACAATGGCTGTAGCTGCAGCAGATACTGTAGATATACCGGTAAATGTAATAGTTGGGGAGGTTGTATACCCAGATCCACCACTTGTTACCGTAACAACACCAATAATACCGTTTTCAATCACTGATGTTGCAGCTGCTCCACTGCCACCTCCTCCTATGAATTTAATTCCTGGAGATTGTGTATATCCAGCACCAGCATTGATAATTCTAACACTCTGAACAGATTGTGCGTTTGGATTTACATTATCAGTGCAAACAACTATACCACCAATCATAACCGCAGTTGCAATACCCGTAATTCCTCCTGCCGGTGCTGAACCAACTCCAACTCTTGGAGTGCTAGTATATCCTCCACCTCTATTAGTAATTGTAATTAATTTAATACCACCATTAACAACACTAGCAGTTGCTGTGGCAGTTACTCCAACACCCACTAAAGTTAATCTTTGTGTTGAACCAAGCAAAATGGTTCCCCCGTCAGATCCATCAATTGGCTGCAATAAGTCGTCAATTTCATCAACTCCAGTGTCAATGATTTCGTTTTCATATCTAAACAATTCACATTTTAACTCATAAACATAATTTTTTTGTAATTGATAAAATGGTTTTTCGTGCTCTACATATTTTATTTCAAATAAACGATCCCCAAAAGGAAAATAAATCAAGTCTCCCTCTTTTGGTCTTAAAGATAATTTAATATTTTGTTCATTTTTAATTAAAGGTGATATATAAGTGCTAAACCTTTCTTGAGAGATTATCAAATTGATTTCATTAGTTGCTTGTATTCCAAATTTTGATAATAAAGTTGGATTTTCTGCATACCCATCATAATTTTCAATATAAGCTTCTATTGGATATGCATCATCAAATTTAGACTCAATTACTTCTTTTATGATAGTCTTTTCCGTAATATATTTTCTTGGTAAATAATGAACTTCAACACCATACATTCTCAATTGTTCATTGATTAAACTCTGAACAAGATTTTGCTCTGATGATGAACCTTGTAAAAAATATGAATTTAACATATTATTTTATCCAATAAAATCTAATGGTGGTAGTTCATAAGTATTAGACATTTTATCCATCAAAGTATCTAATTCTCTTTGTGCATCGTCATATATCTGTCTTCCATTTAACTCGACTCCACCTGGAAGTTTTACACCCTGAAACTTAATTAAATTTTGTCCCCACTGTTTTTTAATTAAGAGTGTGAGATACTTTTTAAGAAATGAATCATTCCAAATTCGTGCATAATCATTTGGATCTAATGTCGAAAAACAATCTAAAACAAAATAATCTCCTACTTTAACTGATGACCAGTCTATATCAAGATACAATCTGTCTTGTCTTTTGTTAAATCTAATTTGTTTTTGCGTGGTTAATAAAAAATCAATGTCTTCTAAATATGTTTTCACCATTGCATAAGTTAATATTTCAGTTGCTCCTAAGTAATAAATATCATTCAAAAATAATTGATATTTAATACTAAACATATTGTTAGTAACACTATTAGATCCATCAAAATGAAATATTTTAGTCACGCCAATTACTGCAGGTGGTATTTGCAAGTAATTACTATTTTCTTCATAAGAAAAAGTGGTAGCAGTTCCAACTATTGTGGTCGTTGCTGTTGTAGTTACAATACCAATTGGATTTGATCCGCCCTTTCCTCTTCCTCTATCAATGTCGCTTTGAGTTATTTTATATTTAAAAAATGCAGGATATACGCCATCAAAATGTCTCTCTTGAAAAAACTGAACGGCATCATCAACCAAATCTTCTATCTGTTCATCTGCCACATTTATCTCAAGCACAGGAGCGCCTAACTGCCTCTTACAGTAATTAATTAATTCTGTTCTATTAGATGGTTGCGCCATTTCTCAGTGCCTCTCCAAGTATTTATGGTGCAGACGAAATTCCTGGTTTTACCAATATCATCCCATCTATAATTCTATAAATTGTAGATCCAGAACTGACTAAAACATCATAAATATACCTTCCCTCTGTCAATTGTCTAGTCGCTGTTGAACCCAATGAAATATCAAACTTTCCTCCAGCGGCACTTGTGAATCCAACATTAAATGTTGCAACTGCGTGTGAAGTTGAACCAATGGATACACTTTTTGCCATTTGAGATGATCCAGTATATCCAGTAAAATTGAATGCTGTGTTTGCAAGTCCAACTACTTCAAAAATAGCTTTAAATGTTGCACCAGTGTTAATTGTTAAATTTACTGAGCGTGCTACATCCGAATCAGGATCAAATGTAATTTTATTTGTAGCCATTTAAAACTCCTAAATTGAAAAATTTGCTATGATTTCTTGTTGTTTCAAATATAATTTATAATAGCACTTTGCGACAATTTTTAAAGATTCTATGTCATCAAGTTTGTCTATTTCAGAAGAATATTTGAAGTATTCAAAACTTTTATTTAAATTTTCAAGTTCTATATCGTTAGGATTCATTTCCATTTACTAAACTCCTAAGTAGAGATTTTATTTCATCTAAATCATTTTTAATATTAGCAACATCAGATTCTAAAGTTTGTATCTTTTGTTGCTCATTCTGTTTGATTTGTTTATTAAGTAAATACTGATCATATTCAGATTTATTCGTATTGATAATACTATTTGTTCGAGGGTCACGAACTAAATGATCATGACCTTTGACTTTAATATAATCCATATTATGCGAGAGTAATTACTCGTAATTCTTTAATTCTTGGTGGATATGTTTGGTTAGTAGAGGTTAAATTAATTTTGATTCGATATGATTTAAACTTAGGCAGAGAAATTGCTGTAAAAGTATATTCTTTAAAATCTAAATCAAGAGAATCAAATGTTCCTGTTGCATTAACTTTTGATATAAATGAATCGGGTTGTCCATCACTATCACTGATATTAACAACCTCACCACGAGGAGTTAAATTTAAATATCCAGGGAATGGTATGAATATAGGTTTGAAGTTCGCTTTATTTCCAATTGCGTAAAAAACTCTAATATCAGAAAATTCATTAATATGTGCAGAGAGAAGAACTTTAATAGAAGAAGCCGCTTCCTGAAGATTAATTTCTTTTGATATATACTGACATCCAGTTGGATCAGTTTCAATTGCATTTACTCTGTTGTCAGTTTTATAATTTTCAATTAAACTATCAACTCTATTTGAAATCAATATTGCATTCATTCTTTGGGTGTCAATAATTGGAGACAAACGACGATCAATAGTGCTTAAATTAAGTTTTAACGCTAAAGATCTATCTCCAGGTAATGCTTGAATTTGAGTATTATTAGTTTCATTAATTCGTGATGCAATAATTCTGGGTGATGATAAGTAATTGGTTCGCCCAAGATTGATAGGTTCAAATCCTTGATCGATAAATGGGATTTGAATTCCTTCTCCAGAACCATTGCCAAGACTAGATCCAGAAACTGTTCTAAGTTCTGCAGTTAAATTTGTACCTTGGACTGTTGTATTTAACACATGTGGGCAAATAATTTCAAATGGCATATTTTGAGATGCTTTTATTTCTTTTCCTCCACTTGATTTTGTTTGATTAACATATAGTTGAGGAAAACTTGTATCAGTTGTTCTTCCTATACCAGCAGAAGACATGTCTAATTTAATATTATAAGAATCAAATGTTAATGGGTTAGATATTGTAACATCACTCATATGG